TTTGATTATAGCAGTTATCATTAAGTAAGCATAAAAACCAAATGCCATAATATAAGATATATACTGTTGCTATTGATGCTATTATTAAAGCTATGAATTTAAGATAGCCTTTTATTATGCTAGTCATTTTAAACCTCGTATTTTGCATAAAGTTTTTTAAATGAATTACAAGCTCTATCAAAGCCGTATTTATTAACAGCTTGTGTGAATTGCTTTCTTGTAATGTTTCTATTTGTTTTTGTGTCTTTTAATTGTACCGGATAATTCTTTTTAATTACCTTGTCATAAATAACTAACCAGCCTTTGTAATAATCTGTGTCAAAATTATCACTTGTCATAATATCATTGTAAATCATGTTATTAGCCTTTCTGTTGCTAGGTTGTGAGCTTGTAGCTCTCGCTAGTCTTGGCTATGCAAGACTAACAAGAGTAACAAGGCTTTAGGCTACTTTCTTTTTATCTGTGTCTACAAGTTCACAGTAATCTAATAGTTGGAAGTTAACTATTTGCACTAAATTTTCTTCGAACCATTTTAAAGATTTATCTGTATAATTTAACATAAAACTTTCTGCAATTATTATGCTTGTCTTTATATGTAAATAATCTTTAACTGTGTGAAGTTTGCTTTTATCATAGTCTTTTAAAAACTTCTTATAAGCCTTAATACAATCAATCATATGCTTAACTGTAAAATACTTGGCTGAAAGATTAGCACTAAACTTGCCATAATCTCTACCATAACAAAAGTTTCTGTGACCTTTTTCGTATCCAAGCTCTAGCTTGTAAATATCATCTCTGTATTTGTTCCAAGTAATGTTGTTCATGAATTGCAGATTATCATATAATGAATTTATTAATTTGATTTGTTTGTTGTTAATCATTGTTTTGTTTCCTTTGCTTAGTTGTTAATTGTTAAAAGAAAATTGATCGTTATGTATGCTTGGTATATAAGCATCTTCACTTTCAATGTAGTCCGTTTCTTCTTCCTTTCTAATTTTATCTAATACCTTATTGAAAAGATTATTTAGCTTTTCTTCTCTAATATAAAGAGCAGTTAACTTTTTTCTAACATCTTCTTTTAATGGAAAGTTTGATTTGTCACAAAGTTGTTCAATATCAACTTGCACAATAGATAATTGTAAATCTAAGTTATCTTGTAAATTATAATAATTCATAATGTTTCCTTTGCTTTGCTTGTCGTTGTCTTATTATATATAGGAACAATGTTCTATTAGTCAAGTACTAAAAGCAAAAAAAATTATTATTGTTTTTCCAGCTGGTGCAAAGGCTATATAAAGCAAGGTAAAAAATAATATTGATTAGCTGGTAATAATAGTTTATTTGTTAGCATATTAGGGAGAGATACAAAGAATATATATTTTTATAAACATTAAATGATACAGTTCTACACGGCAAAGAATGAACATGAACACGCAGAAAAATAATAGCACGCTATCACACGCAATAATTAAGGTACGGGGGGAGTGTTTTGCAAGGCGTGCCACCCAATCGCACCTGCGTCACTTTATATATGTTAATAGGTACTTCTAAACACACATGATAAGCAAAGCAAAACAAGAGCACATCATAGCATCCATTACAGACGGACACAGCCTAGTCAAGGCTTGTGCAGATGCAAAGGTCAGTCGTGCTACTTTGTATCGCCATATGAGCAAGAACGCAGAGCTAGATGCAGATGTTAAGACTGCACAAAGACAGGCTGCTGAGAAAGCACTAGAAGAGTTAGAGGATATGTACGGAGATGCGTTACATGGTCGTAAGAGTTACGATCCTAATTTGTTGAGAGACTATGGGCATCATGTAAGATGGAAGGTGCAGAAGATATTACCAGAGAGATTCGGAGAAGCTAAGAACAGAACTGGCGTTGAGATCAGTGATGGTTCGCTAAAGATAGTTTGGGAGACTGGTACAGAGGATGCAAGTTAAGATACCTTATAAGCCTAGAGACTTACAGGCTGAGATGCACAAGAACCTGAAGAGGTGGAATGTGCTGGTTATGCACAGACGCTTTGGTAAAACTGTGTTTGCTGTCAATCATATGATTAAACATGTGCTTACTTGTCCATTACCAAGACCAAGAGTTGCGTTAGTAGCTCCTACGTTTACGCAAGCTAAGAGAATAAGCTGGGATTATGTAAAGTATTATGCTGGAGTGATACCAGGCGTTACCTTTAATGAGACTGAACTAAGAGCAGACTTTCCTAACAATGGTCGGATTATGTTATTGTCTGGTGAGAATCCAGATGCTTTGAGAGGTATTTACTTGGACTTGTGTGTCTTTGATGAGTATGGGATGCAGAATCCTAGGGTATGGGGGGAGGTTGTAAGACCAGCCCTATCCGATAGAGAGGGTAGTGCCATCTTTTTGGGAACACCTGCTGGGCATAATCATTTTTTTGATATATTGCAGCAAGCTAAAGAACAGGGCGAGGAAGGCTCTGACCAATGGTACTGGAAAATTGCTAAAGCTAGTGAGACGAAGCTAGTTAAAGATGTGGAATTAAAAGCTGCACAAGTGCAGATGACACCAGAGCAGTATGAGCAAGAGTATGAGTGTTCGTTTACGGCTGCTATTATTGGTGCGTATTATGGAAAACTATTAGCTGATGCTGATGATAATGGCAAGATTACCAGGGTTCCATACGATCCTGCGTTGCCGGTTCATACAGCTTGGGACTTAGGTATTAATGACTCGACTGCTATTTGGTTTGCACAGGTCTATAGAGGGGGTGCTGTTAATGTTATTGACTATTATGAGAATAGTGGCGTTGGCTTGGACCATTACGCTGAAGTATTGCGAAAGAAAGATTATCACTGGGGAGATCATCTTGCTCCACATGATATTGAGGTTCGAGAACTGGGTAGTGGGAAATCGAGATTAGAAACGGCTTTTAGTCTAGGGATACGCTTTAAGGTGATACCGAGAATGAAGATTGCTGATGGAATCAATGCTGCTAGAATGATGTTGCCTAAATGTTACTTTGATAGAGACAAATGTGCTGAAGGATTGGAAATGTTGCGACAGTATAGGCAGGAATGGGATGAAAAGAAAAAGATATTCCGAGATCAGCCAAGGCATGACTTTACGAGTCATAGTGCTGATGCGTTTAGATATTTAGCTGTTGGGTTGGAGAATCGTACTGTAATGACAAGAGCACCACAATCGGTGGCTGTGAATGAGTACAATCCGTTTACGCTATGATGTATGGGCAGGACTATGAAGATGCACTAGAGATGGTGTCTATTAGTGAGTTCCATAATTGGTGGGATGATAAACTTATACAGAAATATATTGAAAGACCTTTATCAGTTAGACAGTATAAAATTATTAGAGACAATCATATGAGTCCTGTAGTGTTTGCGACTTGGGGTTTTCCTAATAAAGAACAGGTAGAATTTTATAAAAAGAATTTAGAATTTCCTATTGATGGATATAAGGGTGGGGGTAAGGATGTTTGGGGTGTAGACTTTATTGCAAAAAAAGGTTATACAAGAATTGGGTTCCTTGAGTTAAGAAGGATTTTTTCAAGGAGTGGGTATCGTCAAGCATTTTGGTTAAGACCAGCTAAAAACAAGTTGAGTTGGCATAAATGGAAAGGAATGTAAAATGGGATCAGTCGTAAAGGTTGTTAAAAAGGTTACCAAAAAAGCGAAAAAGGCAGTAAAAAAAGTTGCCAAGCCGATTGAAAAAGCGATTGTTGAACCATTAGAAAAACCAGTTAAGAAGACAGTTAAGGAAGTTGTCAAAGCTCCAAAGGTTGTTGTAAAGAAAGTTGTAAAGCCAGTTGTTAAAGAAATAGCTAAAGTTCCCAAAACAATTATTGAGATCGGTGCTGATATAGTTGAACCTATAGAAAAACCTGTCAAGAAGGTAGTTAAAACTGTAGACAAGGCAATAGTTGAGCCACTAGAGAAGCCAGTTAAAAAGATTGTAAAAGAAGTTAAAGACTTACCAAAAGATATCGAGAAGAAACTTATTGAGCCATTAGAAAGACCTGTCAAGAAAGTTATCAATAAAATTGAAGATATTGGTGCAGACATAGTTGAGCCTTTAGAGAGACCAGTTAAGAAGTTAACCAAGGAAGTTGTTGAAACTGTAACAGGAACAGAAAAGCCTGAAGTCACACCAGTGATTACACCTGAAGTTACACCAGAAGTTGTTGAAGATGAAAAGCCAACTATTATGACAAGATATGCCACTAGAGGAAAAAGATCAGGTCAGGCTGGTACAATCATGGAAGGCTATGGCGTAATACAAAGAAAGAAATCATCAAGAGCCGTAACATAGGAGATAGCAATGTCATTCTTAAAACCAAAGGTATATGTTCCACCACCACCACCGGTTCCAGAAGAACCTGCTAAAGCTGATTATGAGAAGGCTGCTGCATTAGCGGCAGAAGCTGAATCATCTGAAAGAAGAAAGCGTAGAGGTCGTGGCAGTACAATAGTTGCTGGACAGCTAGGGGAAACATCTACCAGCATGAGTGGCACAGGTGGTACACCAACTTTATTAGGATAGAACTATGATGAATGTCAAAGATATAGTTGCTAGATTTCAACACGTTGAAGGTCAGCGAGATAACTGGAACAACCATTACCAGGAGTTAGCTGACTATATGCTGCCAAGAAAAGCAGACATAGTTAAGAA